TTTAGCAGCAGACAAATTAAAGAATGCCGCAGCTACAAAAAAATTGGCTATATTTGATGCATTTGAAATTCTTACAAGGATAGAGCTTGAAGAACGCATAATTGCAGATGAAGAAAATGCAAAAGACAATACTCAAAAAGTATTTAAAGGTTTTGCAGAAGGGAGATCTAAGTAATGTATGATCAAAATTTATTTAAAGTAGTTCCAAATCATATAAAAGCATCGGTAATTAAACAACAAAACCGATACAATAAATGGAAATATGGGTATAACAAAGAACACGATGTTGTTGTTATAAGCAAGACTGGTAAGATTGGCGAAATATACGAAATACAAAATTTAAAAATAGCTTTGCCTTTAGTAGAAGAAGTATATTCAAGGTCTACTAAAAAAGAAGAACAATATTGGGAAAGAATAGATTACCCAAAAGAGTTAGAAAAAATAAAAAATGTATTTGATTGGAATAAATATCCTGACCATTTTAAAGAACGTTGGTACGATTATGTAGACAATGAATTTAAAAGAAGAGACGAAGGAACCTTTTTTAATAATAACGGAATTTCTACTTATATAACCGGTACACACTATATGTACTTGCAATGGAGTAAGATAGACGTTGGAGCACCAGATTTTAGAGAGTCAAATAGATTGTTCTTTATATTTTGGGAGGCTTGTAAAGCGGATACTAGGTGTTATGGAATGTGCTATTTAAAAAATAGACGTTCTGGATTTTCATTTATGTCGTCTTCAGAATTAGTTAATCAAGCTACAATATCGAGTGATTCAAGATTTGGCATATTGTCTAAGTCGGGTAGTGATGCTAAAACAATGTTTACCGACAAAGTTGTACCAATATCAATTAATTACCCTTTTTTCTTTAAACCTATTCAAGATGGTATGGATAGGCCAAAAACGGAATTAGCATATAGAATTCCTGCTTCTAAATTTACAAGAAGAAAATTAGATAATAGCGATTCACCAGAAGAACTTGAAGGACTAGACACAACAATTGACTGGAAAAATACAGGTGACAACTCTTATGATGGGGAAAAGCTAAAGCTTTTAGTTCATGATGAGAGCGGTAAATGGCTTAGACCAGATAATATATTAAACAACTGGAGGGTTACTAAAACTTGTTTAAGATTAGGTAGCCGCATTATTGGTAAGTGTATGATGGGATCAACCTCAAATGCTTTAGATAAAGGGGGAGATAATTTTAAGAAACTTTACTATGATTCAGATGTTACGAAAAGAAACCGCAACGGACAGACTAGTTCAGGATTATATAGTTTGTTCATACCTATGGAATGGTCCTACGAGGGATTCATTGATACTTATGGCGTACCTGTCTTCGACACTCCAAAAAAACCAATCAAAGGTGTTGACGGAAACGAAATAGAGTATGGGGTTATTGAGCATTGGCAGAATGAAGTTGATGGTTTAAAAAATGACCAAGACGGATTAAATGAATACTACCGCCAATTTCCAAGAACAGAGCAACATGCTTTTAGAGATGAGGCAAAACAATCTTTATTTAATCTTACAAAGATATATGAACAAATAGATTATAATGATGATCTAAGAAATTCAGCAGTATTAACTCGTGGAAGTTTTCAATGGGAACGCGGTATACAAGACAGTGCTGTAGAATTTTACCCGAATAAAGACGGAAGATTCTTAATTTCTTGGGTTCCACCTAAACATCTTCAAAACCGTGTGATAATAAAGAATGGGTTGAAGTATCCGGGTAATGATCATTGTGGCGCTTTTGGCTGCGATAGTTATGATATATCAGGAACAGTAGATGCAAGCAGAGGATCCAACGGGGCTTTACATGGATTAACAAAATTCTCAATGGAAGATGTCCCGCCTAATCATTTCTTTTTAGAATACATTGCAAGGCCCCAAACAGCCGAGATGTTTTTTGAAGATGTTCTAATGGCGTTAGTATTTTACGGAATGCCGATACTTGCAGAAAATAATAAACCTAGATTGCTTTATTATTTAAAAAGGAGAGGTTATAGAGGTTATTCAATTAATAGACCAGATAAAATTTGGAATAAATTATCTCCAGCTGAAAAAGAAATTGGAGGAATACCAAATTCATCACAAGACATAATGCAAGCACACGCTTCAGCTATAGAAACTTATATTGAAAATCATGTTGGATTTAATAATGAATGTTATGGATCAATGTATTTCCAAAAAACATTAGAAGATTGGGCAAGATTTAATATAAATAATAGAACTAAACACGATGCTTCCATTAGTTCTGGGCTAGCTATAATGGCTTGTAATAAGCACTTGTACACTCCAACAACGCCTTATGAAAAACCTAAGGCAGAATTAGGATTTAAAAAATATAATAATAGCGGACTAAGTTCACAAATAATACAATAAATGAGTTATACTAATAGTAATAGTGTTTTCCCAAGTCAGGTAGTACCGGATGAAGAAAAACAAAGTTTAGAGTATGGAAAACAAGTGGCTCAAGCAATTGAGTATGAGTGGTTTAATAATAACGGTGGTGCAGGAAGTTCTGGAGGTTTATCAGGAGGCGGGATGCCGGGAGGTAGATGGGGAACTAATTGGCAAAAATACCATAGTTTAAGATTATACGCAAGAGGAGAACAGCCAGTACAAAAATACAAAGATGAATTATCTATTAATGGAGATTTATCTTATTTGAATTTAGATTGGAAACCAATACCTGTTATATCAAAATTTGTTGATATAATTGTTAATGGTATTTCTAATAAAAGCTATAAGATTAGGGCGGTAGCTCAAGATCCTCATTCGGTAATTAAAAAAACGCAATACACTCAATCTATATTGCGTGATATGATGGCAAAAAAATTATTGAATAAGATACAAGATACTTTTGGAGTTAACTTATACAATACTCAAAACCCAGAATCATTACCTGAGGACCAGGATGAATTAGAAATTAACTTACAATTAAACTTTAAGCAAGCTGTTGAGATAGCGGAAGAAGAAGTAATAAATAATTTTTTAGCACTTAATAAATACGATTTAATAAGTAAAAGATTAAATTACGATTTAACCGTAATTGGCATTGGAGCTACAAAAACAAGTTTTAATAGATCTAATAGTATTACTATAGATTATGTAGACCCTGCAAATTTAGTTTATTCTTATACAGAAGACCCAAATTTTAGGGATATATATTATGTAGGAGAAGTAAAGTCAGTAAGTTTAGAAGAAGTAAAAAAACAATTTCCTGGATTGTCTTATGAAGACATGAAAGAAATAGAAAAATACCAGGGGAATACAAGCTATGTACGAAATTATAATGGTACTTATCAGGACGGAAATATCGTTCAAGTATTATATTTTGAATATAAAACATATTCTAATCAAGTATTTAAAATAAAACAAACAGAACAAGGTCTAGAAAAAGCTTTAGTTAAAACAGACTTTTTTAATCCGCCGCCAAGTGATAACTTTAATGTAGTATCAAGATCAATAGAAGTATTATATAGTGGGGCTAAAATATTAGGGCACCCAAAAATGCTGGAATGGAAATTGTCTGAAAATATGACACGCCCAATTGCTGATACAACTAAAGTTGATATGAATTATGCAATTACAGCACCAAGAATGTATCGTGGTAGAATTGAATCTTTAGTTAATAGAATCACTACCTTTGCGGATATGATTCAATTAACACATTTAAAATTGCAACAGGTATTATCTAAGATGGTGCCGGACGGGGTATTTGTAGATGTTGATGGATTAGCCGAGGTTGATTTAGGTAATGGTACAAATTACAATGCAGCTGAGGCATTAAATATGTATTTCCAAACAGGTAGTATTGTTGGTAGATCGATGTCCCAAGATGGTGGTATGAACCCCGGTAAAGTGCCAATTCAGGAATTACAGACATCGGCAGGTAATGCTAAAATACAGTCGTTAATTACTACGTATCAATATTACTTACAAATGATCCGTGATGTAACCGGATTAAATGAAGCGTCTGATGGTAGTACCCCAAGCAGAGATGCTTTAGTTGGTATACAAAAGATGGCTGCAGCAAATTCAAATACTGCAACACGCCATATATTAGAAGGAAGCTTATTCTTAACACAAAGAATATGTGAAAATATATCTAAGAGAGTAGCGGATGCGTTGAATTACCCTATGACAAATAATGCTTTAACACAAAGTATATCTATATTTAATACTGAAACGTTAAGAGAATTACAATCATTAGATATTCATGACTTTGGTATATTCTTAGAATTAGAGCCAGACGAAGAAGAAAAAGCGCAATTAGAACAAAACATACAAGTAGCTTTACAATCAGGTGGAATTGAACTTGAAGACGCGATTGATTTAAGAGAGATTAAAAATCTTAAGTTAGCCAATCAATCTTTAAAATATAAAAGAAAGAAAAAGTTAGAAAGAGATCAAGCCGTTCAGCAAGCTAATATACAGGCTCAAGCACAGGCAAATGCCCAAGTGGCAGAATCTGCTGCATTATCAGAAGTGCAAAAGCAACAAGCAATGGCTGAGACAGAAATTCAAATTGCACAAGCAAAAAATCAATTTGAAATACAAAAAATGGAGTTTGAAGCACAATTGAAAAAACAATTGATGATGGAAGAATTTCAATATCAAATGCAGTTAGCACAGGTACAAGCTCAAGCAAACACTGAAAAACTAAATAAGATAGAAGATAGAAAAGACGCTAGAGAAAAATTAAGAGGTACACAACAATCCGAATTAATTAATCAAAGAGAAAATAACACAATGCCTAAAGACTTTGAGTCCGCTGGGTTTGATAATATGGGAGGGTTTGATTTAGCCCAGTTTGAACCAAAATAAATTTTATTAATAATTATATAATATTTTATCATGTCAGAACAAGTACAACAAGAAGGAGAGTTTAAGCTTAAAGCTAAAAAAACTACACCTAGGAAATTAGTTAAAGACAATCAACCTATAAAAGTTGATTTAGCTACTCCTGCGCAAACAGAGGAACCAATAAAAGTAGTAATTCCTAAAGAACAATCGGATGCCATTCAAGAACAAAGCACAACAGAAAGCGTGTTACGCCCAGAACAGCCCGAAATGGGATTGCAAGAAGTGGGACAAGGAAACGAAGGGCCCGTTGAAAATGCTATTGAAGAAATCAATCAGCAAGAAATAGCTCAAGAAGTAATAGATTTAGAACAAGAATTAAAAGAACAAGTTCAAGAGCAAAATAATACTGGTAGACAATTGCCAGAAAACATAGAAAAGTTAGTGTCTTTTATGGAAGAAACTGGTGGGACAGTTGAAGATTATGTTAGATTAAATGCTGACTATTCAAATGTTGACAGTAATACCTTATTAAAAGAATACTATAAAAATACAAGGCCTCATTTAAATGATGAAGAAATTGAATTCTTAATAGAAGACAATTTTGATTATGATGAGGATCTAGACGATGAACGCGATGTCCGTAAAAAAAGACTCGCTTTTAAAGAGGAGGTTGCAAAAGCTCAAGCCCATTTGGAACAAATTAAGAGTAAATATTACGACGAGATCAAGTTGAGACCGGGCGTTACTCAAGAACAACAAAAGGCAATGGACTTTTTTAACCGATACAACAAACAGCAAGAATCAGCACAAGAGCAACACTCTAGATTCAAAGATGAAACTAAAAAATTATTTACACAAGAATTCAAAGGTTTTGAATTTAATCTTGGTGAAAAAAGTTTTAGATATGGAGTTGCAAATCAAGAAACATTAGCTGAAAAACAATCAGATATTTCAAATCTTATTAAGAAGTTCTTAAATAAAGATGGAGAAGTTACGGATGTTAAAGGTTATCACAAAGCGATTTATGCAGCAGAAAATGCGGATACTATTGCAAGACATTTTTATGAGCAAGGCAAAGCCGATGCAATTAAAGAGGTTGTTGCAAAATCCAACAACATAAGCGACGCCCCTAGGACTGTTCCTAATGGCGATGGATTTATAAATGGATTTAAAGTCAAAGCTATAAATGGTGTTGATTCTTCTAAATTAAAAATACAAACAAAAAAATTTTAACATTAAAAGCAAAAAATTATGGCAAACATGGTTAACACCCAAACGGGTACCCCTTACGGGTCTATCAAACCGTCTCAAGCACAACAAATACTTGATACGAATTATTTAAACTTTACTGATGGAAGTGGTAAAAACTTCTCTCAACAATATTTACCAGAAATCTACGAAGCAGAAGTAGAGCG